CCCGCCAGCCGGGATGACGGAACGATTTGATGATCTGGTCTATATGGCCGACGAGAGGTTGAGAGTTGCTGGTGCGACAGGAGCCAGAACGCAGACAAATGGCAATCCGGGTAGCACCGATGTCTGGGCTGCATTCCTTATCGCCATCAAGCCTCGGACTGCATCCCCTGACGTAACGGTCAATGTAACCGGCGAGGTGCTTACAGCTTCTGTAAGTACGGTCACTGTTACGACAGGAGCGGTTAATCAGTCCGTCGATGTCACTGGTCAAAGTGTTACCGTCTCGCAGGGTGAAGAGACTGTTGTTGGTAAGGCCAGTGTAACTGCCACAACCAATGTGGCGACAGTTTCGGTTGATAACGTCACCGTTGTTGGTAAGGCTAGTGTCACTGCAACCACCAATGTAGCAACAGTTTCGGTTGATAATGTCACTGTCGTCGGCAAGAGTAGCGTTACCACAACTACTAATGTGGTGACTGCCTCGGTCAACGATGTCACTGTCGTCGGCAAGGCTATCATCAACCTTATCGGTGAGATCGTCACTGTCTTGCAAGGCAGTGTCACAGTCACGACTGGCAGCGGTGCTGTCAACGTCTATGTCGATGTCACTGGTCAGTTTGTCACCGTTTCTGTCGGAACAGTTTCCGTAGACACCGGTGCTGCTCCCGGTGGTGGCCGCAGATATTGGTTCAAAGAACGAGATTGGTTCCTTCCATAATGCCGAAGTTCAACGTCATAGCTGGCTCAATGCAGCACCTATTCCTCGATTGCAGGAAGAAGATACAAGTACTCGGTGGTGGGTTCGGCAACGGTAAAACAGCAGCCGTGTGCGTTAAGGGCTTGCAGTTTGCCTATGGCTATCCGGGCAGCAATGGCCTCATCGCTCGATCGACCTATCCGAAGCTCAACGACACCATCCGTCGTGAGTGGTTCAAGTGGTGTCCGAGGGAGCACATAAAACGCTTCCCTACTAAAGATGACAACACGATGATCCTTAAAAACGGAACCACGATTAACTTCCGATACATCTCACAACGAGGGAAGAACACAGTCGAGGGTCAGACTACCTCCAACCTGCTATCCGCGACCTATGATTGGATCATCGTGGATCAGATGGAAGACCCCGAGATACAATACAAAGACTTCCTCGATCTGATGGGTCGTCTTCGTGGTTCTACCCCATATAAGGGCGATGATCCGACGATGCCCATGTCTGGTCCCAGATATATGCTGTTAACCGTCAATCCAACCGCCAATTGGTTCTACAAACTAATCGTCAAGCCCTATCATCGCTTCATGCATACAGGACTTGTAACCGACGACCTGATCAAGGACGATGACACTTTGGAGCCGATCATCGAGATATTCGAAGGCTCAACGTATGAGAATCGCCACAATCTGGACTCTGACTTCATCAAAGGCTTGGAGTCTACCTACAAGGGCCAGATGCGTGAGCGGTATCTAATGGGTAAGTGGGCTGCCTATGAAGGTCTCGTCTATCCGGACTTCAGTCGCGAAACGCACATGATCCCGAAAGACGATATGTTGGAGATGTTGGAATATGCATCTGACAATCGATCACTCTATCAGAATGTTGAATTCTTCGACTTCGGACTTGTCAATCCGAGCTGCTATTGCATCGGGTTCTCGGACTATCGGGGCAGGGTCTTCATCGTCGATGGCTTCCACAAGCCCCTCATGCCAATCGACGACATCGGAACAGAAATCCTTAGACTCCGAAGCGAGTACGACTACGGCATCAACTTCGACAACCCAATCTGGGCCGATCCAGCCATCTTCAGACGAACTGTCGTTGATGGTTCTGGAAAGGGCGCTTCCACGGTCAAGAAACTCCTTTCTACACGATTTGATCTGGTCTTTAAGGCTGGTCAGAATGATGTTGCGTCGGGCATTGCGAAGGTGGCGGATTATCTGATCCCTCGCCGTGGGATGCATTATAACCCTGGGAAGCCCGAGGGTCCGATGGTATACTTCAGTGATCATCTGTCGTTCATTGAAGATGAGATGGTTGCCTACTTCTGGAAGGCCAATCCACAGGGGGATAGACTGGACGAGCCTCGCGATGGGAATGATCACTTCTGCGATGGGCTGAAATACGGTCTATCCTATCTGCCAGCAGCATCAACACTCCACTTCAAGCCGCCCATCCTCACGCCGGAGTACATGAAATGGCAAGAAGCCCGCGACTGACTGTTGTAAATGATATGAACAGCGCAGCGGCTGCTCAGGACGATGTGCTGTCGGCTCTCATGGCCGACGAGCCAGATACAGCACCTGTAAGTAACAACCCCAACGCGGCGATTGACAGGGCCATGCCAGCAGTTGGCATGTCTATTCCGTTTACTGAGTCCATGGGGAAGCATTGGGAGAAGCGTGTCAAGGCTGGTAAATCGGCGATGGAGATCATCCATGCCAAATGGGACCGGATATTTGAGGAATATCAACGCTCCGGCGATGAGGGAGGAATAGACTACGACGAGCCCTATGAACTCCATCTTGGCTCGGATGCTGATGAGAATATCATCCGCACGAACATCAAGACCTCTATGCGTCTGACGTATATGCAGAACCCGCATGTCGAGTTCACCACGAAGAAGACGTCTGATAAGCTGCCTAAAACGCTTCAGTATATCATCGAGTTCATGATGAATAAGCAGACCTATCCCGGTGTGAACATGAAGCCGAAAGCTCGTCGGTGGATCATGCACGGTCTCATGACGAACTTTGGCATCTTGAAGCTTGACTATCAGGCTCATGATGGATCGAAGCAGGACGCTGTGGAAGCACTTCAGTCTGTTGAGAAGAAACTGGAAGAGGCCAAGACAACCGGTGAGGTGGCGAAGCTATACAAGAAGCTCGAAGCCATCCACGAGTCTCTGCCTCTGGCTCGGGACAAAGGCATCACCATCACCAATGTCCTGCCTCACAAGATCATCGTGGCGGCTACCTGCACACAACTCGACTTCGAGGATAGCGACTTCCTTGCTGAAGAGGTGGACTTCGATCGAGACTATATCTATGCCAAATACTATAAGAAAGATAAAGATGGCGGCTGGTATATGCGGAGTGATCCGAAAAAGAAGGTCCGGAGGCCAGCAGAGGAATACAATGATGCGGATACAGAGGCTGTAAGCAGCAAGATCCTCGACACGGTGATGAACACATCGCCGGAAGAGATCAGGGAGTTGGCCAAGAAAGGCACCCTGCGATGCTATTATATCTACGATCGGCCCCTACGCCGTATCTACTTATTCAGCGCCTCCGATTGGTCTAACCCCCTGTGGGCGTGGGAGGACGACATTCTCCTGTCTCGCTTCTATCGCCACTTCGCCATTGGCTTCGGCGAACCGATCGAGAGCGTCATCCAGCCCGGAGAAGTTTCGTTCTACATTGGAAATGTCCGTGAGATCAACAGGATCAATCGCGAAGTCAAGCGTATCCGAGACAGTATCTTCAACACGATCCTCTACAACAAACAAGGCATGGACGGTGCGGAGGTTAGGAAACTCGTTAGGCATCTTCAGAATCCGAGGGAAACGAAAGCCTTTGGTGTCAACACCGATCCAGATAAAAAGATCAGTGAGGGTCTGGAGCTGCTGGTGCCTCCGTCCGCACAAGCTAAAGAGATGTTCGACACACAGAACCTTCGTCAAGCTGTGATGCGTTCTGCGAACCAGTCAGAGATTGAACTTGGCCAGCAGTTCAAGACCAATACAACGAACAAGCAGGTCGATTACTACAACGAGTCCAGAGAGCAATCGACCGGGGTGCTCGTAGGGGCTATTGAAGATGCATTCGAGAGCCTCGCGTGGTCATTGGCCGAGATACTGGTCTCGAAGTACAGTAAGGAAGAAATCATCGATCTCGTTGGACCTGAACAGGGAGAGAACTTCGAGGCGATGAATGTGAAGGAGTTTAATCAACGATATCGGATGCAGATCGCAGCCGGTAGCACAGAGAAACCCACATCTGAATATAAGAAGAAGGAGGCGCTTGCAGTATCGCAGGCCCTTGGACAGATTGGGCAGGCAGCACCGGGAGCTACGCTACAAATTATGATCCGTATGCTGAGCGAATCATTCCGACTAGTCGTGACCCAAGAAGATTGGGATATGCTGTCGAAAGAGATAGCCATGAACCTCCAGAAAGGGGTAAGCACCAATGCCGAAGGAACTCAAGGAAGTACAGGAAGACCTGCTACGCCACCTAACGGCGGATGAAGACGAGCCACTCGGTAACGATGATGGTGCGAATGAAGACGCTGACGTCGATGACGAGGGCGATACCGACGACGATGAGCCTCCACGTCGGGGGAAAGAGAAAGAAGATGACGACGGTGATGCTCGCGACGAGGAAGATGATGATGATCGCGAACGTCGTCGGCCAGATACAGGTGATGTAAGCGACGACGACGACGACGACGACGACAGCTTCCGGTATCAGGAAGATCGTCGTGGGAATATCCTTGGCCGTGACGGGAAGGTGTTGTTCTATGCCGGTCGGCAGCGGAACGCATGGGCCAAGCTGAAGAAGGCTTACATCGGAGAGAAGACGCATAAAGCACAGATTGTCACAGAGCTACAGAAGATCGCCAGTGCTGGTCGGGAGTTGCTTACGAAGTATAAGAAACTTCGTGACGATAGCGATATCGGCAAGACCTATGGCCTGACCAGCGAAGAAACCACGGAAGCACTCGATCTCCGTGCTTTGGCGAAGCGTGACCCCCGCGCAGCAATCAAGAATATCTTGACAAAAGCGCATCTAGCCGGCAATGATCTAACTGATATCGGTGTTACTGGCCCACTCGATGCGAAAGTCCTTGCCGAGCATATTGTTGCAGTGCAAGAGGCCAAGAAGCTGAAGGACGATAATGAATATCGTGAGACGATGCGTAAGGAAGCAAAGGAAGAACGAGATGCTTTCCTCGGTCGTCATCCTAATGCTGTTCGCTTTCAGGGCCTGATAGCAGACGCCAAGCAGCGTTATCCTCATATGTCACTCGATGATATATGGGGACACCTTGTTCGGGGAGCCCAGAAGGCTCGCGACGGCAAACAACAACGCCGAGACACGCGAAATCCCCCGCGTGATATGCCACGGAACGGCAGTCGTGGATCACCGGAGGGACGCAAGCTTTCTATGAAGGCTGTTGATCCATCCAAATCGTACAAGGAGATCGGGCGTGAATTGCTCGCCGACCTCCGCAGTATGGAGGGTTAGTTACAGGTGCTGTAACCAACCTCCGAAAGGACAACAATGCCCACTCCCGAAACCATTGCCCATGCGATGGCAAACCGAAGCCGGAAGAAGATGATTCTTGCGGCAACGCTCAGTGGCGGGATATACACGTATCTAAGCGCCAAGGGCAAGATCGAAATGGAAGACGGCGGGCCGGAGATCGAAAATCCACTGATCACCGGCAGCAATCCTAACGTGACCACT